ATTGCAGCGTGCCGTCGGCGACGCGCTGCCAGACCGGCTCCACATCGTCGGCGCCGCTGAATTGCAGCGTGGCATAGCCGCGGCCGGCCTCGAGGCGGGCTGCGGTGACACGGCCGAGCACATCGCGGGTGCCGGCGCGGCGGTGGGTGTCCAGCACCGGGGCACGGCCGGAGCGCAGCGCATCCATGCGCACCGCCTCCGGGCGCATGTCGAGCTCCTCGATGATGGGACCGAGCGGCGGGACGAAGTTGCGGGCCCGGGCGCCGGTGGACCACACCACCTCGACGGTGCGGGCTGCGCGATTGACGGTGACGGGTGCGGCCAGTGCACGGCATGCGGTGATCGATTGCCCCGCGGTGGGAAGTCGATCGGGCGCAGCGTCTCCGCCCTGCGCGGGGATATCCCCGCCCGGTTCGATTGGTTCTGTCATGGGCAAAAATCCTGGGCTTAGGGCGCCGTGAAGCCCTGGAGGTTGGCGATCACCACCGCGCCCGCCGTCACCGCCTGGATGTTCAACGCGGCATTGGCCGTGGTGCGCAGCGGGGTCGGGAAATCGATGTTGGTCGGGCCGAGGTTGGCCGGCAGCAACGCGCGCCAGACCGGCGTGGTGCCGTCGCGGATCTGGAATTCCGTGGCCGTGGCGCTGGCGTTCTGCACCTGCATCCCCGTCACGTAGCGTCGGATGCCGGCGCCGGCCGCGGCCTGCACCGCGGTGTCGCTGCCGGTGGCGATGCCCGCCACCGGTCCCGCATAGTTCCAGTCGGCCTCGGGGATGGCATAAGGCTTGGTGACGATCGCGCCGATCAGCGTCGCCAGCAGATCCACACCGCGCGCGGTGGTCACCGCCACCGGGTTCGCGGCATAGCCGGTCGCCGCCAGCACCGGCACGGCGCCCGCCGTGTTGCGCGCCTGGCCGCCCACCACGCTCAGCGCGGGTGCCGCGGCGGTCAGCACGTTCACGCCGATCCCCTGGCCGGCGACGGCATTGGCGCGGCCGGCGGTGATGGCGGTGGTGAGCTCGGCGTAGTCGGAGATCGAGACGAATTGCAGCCGCAGGTCGGTGTTCGACGCCGGCGCCAGGTTGCGGCTGATCGTCGTCCAGCCGGTGTTGACGTAGGCGCCGGTGAAGGTCGAGCCGACCAGGTCGAAGTTGTTCGCGTCGATCACCGTGATGGCGAAGGTGCCGTTCGCCCCCGGCACACCGGCGACATTGGCCACCGTCACGGAGTCAGAGGTCGCGTAGCCATGGGCGGCGCGGGTGATGCGCACCGCGCCACCGCCGTTGTTCGCCACCGCCGAGATGCCGTGGAAGACCTGCCGGTTCCGAACGCGAATACGAAAGCGATACAGCGCCGCGGGGTCGGGCAGCTGCTGCTGGCGGGCGTAGGAATTCGCGCGCAGGCCGGTGCCATCCAGTGCGCGGCCATGGAAGTAGCATTCGTCGCTGTTGGGCTCGAGTTCCAGCACCGACCAGCCGGCCGGGGCCGTGGTCGGAATGGTGACACCCGAGGCGGTGCCGAGCCGCGGCGCCGCATCGCTGCCCACCTCATAATTGGCGAGCGTCGCGCTGACGCCGTCCAGCCGCCACGCAACGATGTTGCGCTCGTCGGGCTGGCTGGTCTCGGGCGTGACGCTGACGATTTCCAGCCAGGCGGTCTGGCCAGCGATGCGCTGGCTGAGGTTGAGCGCCACCATCGCGCGCAGCGGCAGCATGAAGCTCTGGCGGCTAAGCAAGACGAGCTCGTCATCCAGCGTGGTGCCGGTGGAGATCTGCGCGCTGCCATTGGCGATGGAGAGGGTCATGCCGCTGCCGGTGGCGAGCACCTCCCAGCGGGTCGGATTGAGGACGTCGCCGCCGAAATTGTCGCGGAAGCGCCGGCGCATGCTCTTCACCCGAAGCATGTCGTCGGCCCAGTCATAGCCGCCTGGGATCATGGTGTGGTTCCTGTGCTGGGCTCGGCGCGCGGGCTGGCGGCACCGGTGGCGGCGATTTCGATGGCGGCAAGCTGGGCCGCATCCTGTGCGGCGCCGGACTTGGCGACGCGGCGCGGATCGCTGTCGAGCGAGAGGCCCGCCTCATCGAGCAGGGCGTTGGCCTCGCGGATCATCTCGACCACCTGGCGGAAGTCGTAGCCGAAGGCGCCCACCGCCTCGGGCTGCGGCACAAAGCCGGCTCGGACCTGGGCGATCAGCGCCGTGGTGTCCTTGAGCGGGTCGATCATCTCGTGCGCCGGCGGGACGTGCGACAGGCCCTCCGGCACCTCGGCACCCCACAAGCCGAGCAAAGCGCCCTGGGCGTGGAAGCGGTCCGCGATGGGCCGGACCAGCATCGGGATGAGCATGCCGTACTGCACTTGCTCGCAGAGGCGACGGAACTCGATCTTTCCCGCACGCAGGGATGAGTAGTTCGCCTGGCTCAGGTCGCCGGCGACCTGGTCATAGGTCAGGCCGGCACCGACGGCCGACGCCTCCAGCGCGCGGCGTGCGAAGGCCGCGTGGCTGCCTCCGCCGGACGGATTCACCACCTCCACCGAGCCAATGCCGCGGCGATAGAGGATCATTCCCGGCTCGAAGCTCTCCACCGTGCGGCCCTGGGCGTCGCGCAGCAGGCCCGACGCCGGGCCGGTCATGGCGTCGTCGCCATCCTCGGACACCACCGCCGCCAGGCAGGCCTCGATCTTGGCCTTCATGAGCAGCGCTGCCTCATAGTCGCCGAGATCGCGCAGGCGGGTCAGGACCGGGGCGAGCCAGGAGACATCGCGCAGCTGGCCGGGGCGGCGCTTGCGATAGATGTGCAGCACGTCGCGGGCCGGCACGCGCTGGCTGCTCAACCAGGTGGCGCCGCCCGGCAGAACCCAGGACGCGCCGGGGTGCACGCGGTGCAGCCAATAGCCGACCGGCTCACCGGCCTCACCGAGGCCGATGCCCTGCAGGGTGGGGACGCCCTCAAGGACTCCCTGCCTTGCCGCGTCGAGGTGATCGCTTTCCAGCACCTGCAGGCGCAGGCCGATCGGGTTCGCCGGCGTGATATCGGCCGGCAGCAGCCGGACGAAGCATTCGCCGCTCTCCACCACCGCGCGCATCACGAGCGCCTGGAGCCCATAGAGGTCCAGCCGGCCCTCGGCGTCGCAGGCGGTGCTGTCGGACCAGCGGCGCCAGGCCTCGGCATGGGGCTTGTCCGGCCAGCGGGTGGTGATGCCTGCGCCCACCGCATTGCCGGTCCAGAGATCGACGATGCGGGCGGCATACGGGTCGTTTCGGACAGCGTCGCGGGCACGGCGCGCCACGGTGGGTGCGGCCGCGCCGACCTCGGCCGTGGCGCTGCCGCCGGACGCGGCCCAGCTCGAGGCACGGCTGTCCTGCGCGGCGGCATAGCCGCGCAGCGCGTGCCAGGCATCACGAAGACGCCCCATCACCAGCTTCCCTCGCGGGAGAAGATGGCGAAGGTGACGCTGGGCCGGCGGGCGGCGCTGTTCTCGGCGGCGTGGAGCACCGACAGCGCGCGGCCGAGCTCATCCAGCGAGCGGTATTCCACGGTGCGTCCGTCGAAGGTCACGCGCGTGGTGCCGCCGGTGAAGGCGGCGGCCAGCACAGCGGCGCGGGTGCCGGCCGGCTGCGCCAGCGCCCAGGAGAGGACAGTCGGGTTCATCACGTCCTCCTTCAGCGAAGCCAGCCGTTGCGGGGCGCCAGCCAGCCGCGTGGGCGTTGGGTGTCAGTCGCGACCTGCGGCAGCGATGGAGGAGCGACATTCCCGCCGGCGGGAATCTCGCCTGCCGGCAGCGACAGCGCATCCGCCATCCGCGCCCAGCGCCCGTCGCCCCAGCCATCCATGCCGAGAGCGGCTGCAGCAGCGCGAGCATAGACCCGGCAGTCCAGCGCCTCGTTCCGTTCCCGCGTCTTGACCCATTCCAGCCGGCGAAAGCCGTTGCGGCCGGCGCGGGCGACGAATTGCTCGGCGGTGAGCTGGCGGCAGAATTCCTCTCCGGCCGCATGCAGCGGCAGGTGGACAAAGCCTGGCGGGAACGGATCGCCGCTCTCCGCCGTCGGCCGCTCCAGCTTCAGCCAGCCGTAGGTCTCGCCCTTGAGGAAGGACGAGCCGACCGGCCAGACCTTCAGCCCGCCCAGCTTGCGGCCATTCCGCCGCACCTCGGTGGCCGAGGGCTGGCCGATCGCGGCCCGCAGCCCGTCCTGGCCCTTCACGGCAATGGCGCGGCCGGCACCGGTGCGGCGCACGAAGGCATAGACCTCGGCGGTGGTCATGCCGTCGCCGCTATCGATCGCCGTCATGGCCAGCCCGAGCCGGTGGCCGGAGGCGTGCCGCCAGGTTTCGCCCAGCAGCCCCCGGAGTTCGTCCCAGACCGCCGTCTCGAAGGGGTTGCCCACCAGGATGCGGTGCTCGATCAGCCAGGACTGCCGGTCCTGCGCCCAGGCCCAGATGCTGGCCTCGAGGCGGTCGCGCTGGACGTCGACACCGGCGGTCAGCAGCAGCCCCTCGGCCGCCACCGTGCCCGGCGCCCATTCCTCGCGGCGGTCGTAGAGCCGCTGCCAATCGGGTGCCTCGCCGCTCTCCTGCCAGGTCTCTCCGAGGACCGTGTTCCGAAACGTCTTGATGGCGCGGTCGTCGCCCTGGGCTGCCTCCCAATCCCGCACCGCCTGCGACCAGGAGAACCAGCCGACCGGCGAGTAGAGTGCCGAGATGTGGAAGCCGATGGCGTGTGGATCCTGCGGGAGTGCGGTGGGACGCCACTCGCCGCCGGCCAGCATCGCTGTCTTGTGCTGCTCTCCGATCGCCCCGTCGCAGGCCTCGCAGAGATAGCGGGCGCTGTCCGGCTCGCCCTTGTCCCAGACCAGCCGCTCGAAGCGCAGCCACTGCATCGCCCCGCAATGCGGGCACGGCAGGAAGAAGCGCCGCTGGTCGCTGGCCAGATACTCCCGCTCGATGCGCGACAGGCCGGAAATGGTGGGCGTCGAGACCAGGAGCGTCTTGCGCCGCCAGCCGAAGGTGCGGGCGCGGGCCTCGGCCAGCGCGACCGGGTCACCCTCGCCCTCGACGTCGCCAGGATAGGCGTCCACCTCGTCGAGGAACAGGAAGCGCGCCGACATGGAGCGCAGCCCGACCGCGCTGTTGGCGCCGGTCATCACCAACTGGCCGCCGGGGAACTCCTTGCTGAGCTGGCGATTGCCGCTGT